TCTACAAAATCCATAGGAGGCCAAACTGTTCTAATAGTTCCAAAAGGTTTCATCACACGTAGCATTTCTTTTAGAAAGTTTATGCCTTGATCTTTTGTGAGATGTTCTATGAAATGTTCATTATACACTCCACCATAGGTTTTATCCTTCACGCCTCTCATAGGAAGGTCTGTCATGTCATAGACCATAACTCCCGGCATCTTCACATCACGTACAGCATCCCAATTTAATCCACGCTGCTTAGAACCTGCTATTTCTAAAAATCTCATCGCATATCCTTTATATCTACTAGCTTGGCAAGCTCTTCAATATTTTCACCTTCCATTGGCAAAACAGTTTTATGAAAGAAATGGATGAAGTGTGCCTCATGAAGTTTTTCATTAGGAACCGCATTATACAGACCATTCCACTTCCAATCAAGATGTTTTAATCGCATCTTCTCTTCCCTAACCCAAGTGTTAAGAAGAGTTTGATCTGTAGACCACTTCCATGCACCAAGTCCATCAATGAATGGTTTGAATCTAGGTCTCCTTAAAAACTGTGCAGGGGTCTCTCCGTTTAAGTATTTACCCATAGACTTATTCATGAGCATCATGCCCATGTTAAAGAACTCAGCACCATGCTTATTCCACTTCCAATCAACATTTTTGATTGTCTGATATTGCATACGTGAGTAGTTTGCAATCTTTGCCATGTATTGATTGTTAAGAGGCATCTCACGTTCAATAACACCTGCGAAGTCATGATCATTGCTGATTTCGTCAAAGATATTTGGTGCGGTTTCTCTTATGTAAATGTCACCATCAATCAAAGCAATCTTATCATATGACCTGAAATATGCAAAGGCATTTTCTTTTTCATATATAGGAAGAAACCCACCATACTTACCGTAGGATTCGTTTGATCTATTTGTTTGAAATATATCGGGCTTTATCATAAGAATAGGCTGTCTCTGAACAATATAATCAGCACCTATTCTTTCTGCGTATGCTTTAACTGACGCAGTACAAAAGTCGTAAAGCTTTTTACGTTTGCCTGTGTATACTTGATAAATCAATGTTTTCATAATCTAAACCTATATAATTTCTTTTTGTAGTGCGGTGATCTATGGTATTTAGACCATCAAAATTAATCTGTTCTATGTAGAGATAATCGTACATTTTTCTTTGTTTATTAAAATTCAAAACTGAACTTATATGACCATCACTATTTCTGTCTACTGGCTTGCAAACTGCTCTTGCAATCAATCTCTCTGCTACAGGTGGAGTAATATAGTATCCTGAACCCGTTGCTAGGAGGTATTTTTCACCTTCATCTGGTTGTACATAAGATAAAAATTTATACCCTTCTTTTGAAAGATTTGGTAAAGGTTTTCTCAGCATAGAATCGTGCTCTACAATAATAAGTGGACCTTCATTCACACATTTACACCACAAATCAAAATGACTATACCAAACAGCCTTTTCTGTAGAAGTAAATTCTCTTTTCTCTCTACCCATTTTTTTTATAGTAAAAGTTAAATTATTTCTATATGCTAAATCTTTTGGGGTAGTTGCTTTAGAATAATTTATTTTTACTCCAAACTTTTTCCAAGAAGGCAAGACCTCTCTTACATACATGATTGAAACAGGATGTTCTTCTATTGCAATCATATAAACAGGTGGGGTGTTACTCATTCGCTATATAATTCTCTACTGTAGAATACTTATTAATAATATTATGAATATTGTCTATTATAAACTGAGAGGATTTATGATCTAGCAAAAGTCTTTTCCCCTCATGAAGCTGAATGTGTGAGGATGTCCTTCTGATATCATTATCAAATCTACTAAAGTTTGCGAAAGTGATTATGTATTTTTTTCTAAGAATTCTAGCTTTTATTAAAACTGAATATAAAGTATACCATTGATATACACCATCATCCCCAATCTTTGCGGAAGATAAAGGTAAAGTAAATCCCAAAGTTTGGTCTCTAATATCTTTAGCTTTAACGTAGTATTGAATATTTGTCTCGTATCCATAACGCATTATGTTATGCTCAAGCTCAATCTTTTTACTCATGTGGTTATTATCATATGGGTTACATATGATAAACACCTTAGTGTCTTTAGGTAAGTATAGAGGATCTTCTATCATCTGTAATCATCCAAGTTAAACTTTGTTCCATACATTTTATAGTTTTCACGTCCATGATTAGTATACACTAAAACTTCAGGATCGTCAATCAAGAAGTCACAACTCTTGCAAAAGTCAGGATAGTCTCCTGTTTCATGTTGCTTTCTCAGCGTATTATATTCATCTCCATACCAAATCTCTTCAAGCGTGTTGAGTGAACCGTGTCCTAACACTGCCTCATCATCTCTTCCTAGTACTTGACAGCAAGGATGAATAGCGCCAGTGCTACTACCAAGACCTCCAGCCCTAATAACAATATCAGGGGAAAAGGGTCTACCACAAGTTTTCTTTTCACCAATTCTATCATACTCAGGATCATACACACCACTCCAATTATGCATCTTCCAAATCTCTGTCTGAACATTAGCAGACTTCACGATCTTCTTATACTCTTCAACTTCATGATCAATGTTATCATTATCAAGTATTAGGTGATATGTTGCAACAACACATTTCGATTTAGAACTAACAACGTAACGTTTCATTTCGTGAAGGTTAGATATTACTCTGTAGAAATGCTCACTGTTCATCCACTCTTTATATTTATCATAGTTGTACCCTACAATACTAAACCTAAAGAAATCTAATCCTGCATCTACGCATTCTTTCATGAAGTTACCGTTCATACGATATCCATTCGAGAAGATTACAGCCTGTGCTCCATACTTCTTAACCACCTCAATATACTTTGGCAGATCCATAGAGATTGTAGCCTCGCCAGATCCATCAAGATTTACAACATTCAGTCCTGCTTCTGCACACTCAGCAACATATCTTTCGAACTCTGCCAATGGCATCTTCTTCATCCAGTTTTTACCACGTGCGCCTGTAGTGCCATCAGGATTAGTCTGTGGACACATTTGACAAGTGTAGTTACACCCACCTTGTATTTCGATAACGGCTCTGTCTATTTGCATACTACCACCCGTTCACAAATTTAAAAAATAATTTTTTATAGTTTTCTGCGTTCTCTGTTGCGGACTCTATCATATAATCAATCTTTTTAAGATCTCTATCTATATAGAACCCTTTATCTGTTAATACTGCAGCAGGAGTATGCCACTTAGAAATATTAGAAGTGCCTATCACTATATGAGGCTTAAAAAGGTTCTTACTAATATAATGCCACATCCCCTCATACGACAAACAACACTCACAAGTTCTTATATGATATAACGCTTCTCTTATAGGAGTTCTATAGTCAATCTCTGTCACATTATATCCAAAATCTTCTAACCTGTCAATAAGCCTTTGCCACTCCCAATCTAAAAGTATATATTTATCATTAGCAATTTGCTGTTGCATATTATTAGTAGGTCTCCACAAAACTATTTTTCTATTCTGCGAATTAGTGGATAATGTAGGATCTAATGCCCAATATCGATATAGTTCAGAGTGCTTGCGTCTAGTGACGCCTTGATAAAACTGCTTATATAATACTGTGTCAGTGCTATCATAAACGTATTCAACATCTACAATATCTTTCCACATATACCTGTCACGAATATATTCGACTCTAGCCGCAACTGCTTCAGGGTCTTCATAGTGATGTACATAGTCTTTTGGATGAAAAAAATGTAGTTGAAACTTTGTTGGTTTTTGATTAGCAAATGCTCTCATATAAGCAATGTTAAGACCATACATACTGTCGCCAATACCTACAGTTGTTTTCCATCTGATAGTATCTTTACCGTGATTGTCTCGCCAGCTTTTTATCCAATGATGCCACAGGTCGCTCATAATATTCAACAATCTCTTTCGCTAATCGCATGGCTTCGTTAAAGTTTTTTCTAAATCTATTAGACTTATGCCCGTTTTTAATAAAGTCCTTTAAGTTATGTATATTGCCCTCATAGCTAGGTAAATCGTAACTTCTTCTAAACGATACCATAGATTCCCATTGGTATCTAAGATTCAAAATCATTTCAATTGTCATAAGTGCCTTCCATTTTAAATAGCCCCATAATTCCGGGGGATTTCAGTGTGCGTTTAGTAACTCTACTATATTTAACATTAGTATAAAACCAATACTTAGGATCATACTTAACATCCCATAATTTAAACTTTCTCTTTGTTGGATCACGAACTCCAAGATGCTCTATGTTATCAGCAAGAATGTATCTTGGCTTTATTTTCATACAAGATCCTAGATCTTTTTCAGGTGCAGGTGCTGTATGATCTCCATCCACAAATATTAAATCGATATCAGTATGTCTGTGTTCATTATTCCAGATAGGCTCTTGATAAAATGTATGTTGAGGATAATATTTCTTAATTTGTCTATAATTATGTTTAGATACTTCACTAGGATCATAACTCTCTAAAGTCTCTAGGTTCTTAAACACATTCATCATCAATAAAGATGAGTGCCCTGCAAACATACCAATCTCAATAACTTTTTTAGGATTTACAATGTCTTGTATCTCTAACCAAGGATTGACCATATCAGGATTGTTTAGATCTGTGCCACCCCAACTATCCTTAGGCCATTGTAAGTAATGATCGTCAATGTTTAAAATATTCGATGCCATAATAATTTATTCTTTCTCTATCCACAGTAAAGTCTAGATTACTTGCTATCACGGTTTTTCTTTGATTACTTTTAATACTTGGAGATCTATGAACTAAAAATGTTGGGAAAAATATAATGTCGCCTTCTTTAACATTGAATTGACCGTAGTTTAAGAACTCAGTTGCCTCTGTCATTTCAGGCAATTCAACATAATAAACCATCGCCCAATGCCCTGAATGTTGATGCCAACCAAAATCAGATCCTTGAAAGTATTGCTGAAACCAATATGTGTCAGTGCCTTCTCTTTTAAGCCCATAATTATCACACAAAGTATCTTCAACATAAGACAAAAGTATATTGTCCATCAACTTACCATAATCTCTATGCACTTTCGGAATATTAAAATCGTAATAATATCCCTTCTCATTGACTTGAATATTGTTTTTAGTTATCATACTATTAATAGATTCAAGTAATAATGGTTTCCAATAGGAATGATCTTCTACAGAAACAACGTGTATATGGCTTGGTAAATTATCCTTGGAGTTGTTGGTTGTCAAGTTCGTCATGATCATACTCATCGTCAAACATTACTTCATTTAGCATCTGTTTATTTTCATTACCTGAAACCTCACGTATTCGTAAGTCTTTTGTTTGAGACTTGATTTTATTATTACCACGTTTCTTGTTGCGTGGATCGTACCTAGAATATTTTGCCATTTTAACCTCTCTTAGTATCCTAGCATTTCTTTTGTCATTATATAATCTCTCACAAAATCAGAACGCACAATATCTTCCCATCCAAAGTTTACTATAGTAAAGTTGCGTAACTGTTCTACAATTTGTAGAAACTTCATAATACCATTCTTTTCATCATCAAACTTAAAATCACTCTGCTTATAATCACCGCAGAAAATAATCTTACTGTGTTTACCCACACGTGTGATCACAGAATCTAACTCGTGAAAATTTAAATTCTGCATCTCATCGACAACTATTATACTATTGTCATATGTCGTGCCTCTAATAAATGAAGTTGAGTCAAAAGAGATTTGACCAGAAGTTATCATTTTATTATACGATGCCTTATCTCCAAATAGCTCATGGCATATATTTCTATATGGAGAGGTGAAAGCATCTTCTTTCTCTTCTTTAGTACCGGGCAAGAAGCCCATATCTCTTGTTGGAACCATAGATCTTACGATAACTAATCTATCATATTCCTGTGCTTCTAAAACATCTTCTAATGCAAGATACAATGCCATAAAGGTTTTGCCTGTACCTGCAGATCCTGTAAGGACTAAGTTGTCACCGTCATCCCATGCCGAATAAGCAGCTTCTTGAGTTGCTGTCAACGGATCATGTTGTAATAGATCAGCCAATCTAACAGTCATAGAGTTGTTCAAACTCTTCACACGTTTTGTCATATTATACGTCTATCTTACTATCTTTACCAGAACCAGATTTAACTTTTCGAAGAACATCTTTCCAACCATCACCTGCCTTGTTGTGAGTAGAACCATGCTGAGAAATAAACTTAGGAGTAATCAGCTTTTGTTTCCACTCACCATTAGACAAAAACTCCTCACGCTCTGCTAGAGATAAAATCATTTCTTTTTCTTCACTTGTAGACACGTTTACCATTGTGTATGTAGGCATCATTATAACCTTTTTTAATCAGATTGGCAACCCCAATCTTTACCTTTTTATGCAGCTTCCAACTTAGACACTAGAAAATCTCTTTTTTTATTTAACTTCGAAACTAGGTCCATCTTACCCTTTTCCTTTACTTTACTTATGTATAGGTTTAATTCTTCTAAATCTTTTCTCAGTCTATCAAGTTGGATTCTACTCATACCTTCTCCTGTATTACATATTACTTAACTATTAAATCTGGAAATGCCTCCTGTACCAGTTTCTTTGTAATGCCCTTGATAGGCATTTTCTTATTGATCATACCAACAAGAAGTTCAGCATCTTTTGGATGTACTGTTTCTAACATATCCAAAAAGATCTTTTCTCTCTTGACTGCTGCCATTTTAGATCCTGGTCCATTAGGAATGAAGTAAGCAAACTTTTTATTGTGTTGCATTAGATTAGATGGAATGGATCTCTCATCAGCAGGTTCGTATGGGGGCTTACCATTAGGCAAGTTCCATGTAACCAAATCATCAAAAGTACCACGCAATATATCTTTCATTGCCCAGTTGTTTTGATTTGATTTTAAGATGTTTATTTTGTCTGTGCGACTTTTAGCTTTAGAAACTTGTTCTAAAATCTCATGTACATTATATGTAGTCTTGTTTACCATACTAAATGAAGTCCTCTATATCCTCTAGTAACATTCGGCAACGCTTCTCTACAAAGTAGGGAAATACTTTACCTCTGTTGTTCCACTTGTCTTGCTCTTCAAAGCTATTTAGTATTTTAGATTTTACTGAATTAGGGGTTTCTTCCAAATCAATAAGTTTTTTATTACGACAGTAATTATTATACACCTCGTCACCCATAGCTTTGATGTCTTCTGTAAGTTTATCTATAATAGCTTGTCTCATGGGTGTTTGTCTAATACCTTCTACAAAACAATCATCCGCACTTAAGACATTAGGAACCCCATCTGAGACATCCCCTCTCAATATAAGTTCTAATAGCTGTTTTCTAGGATTACGTTCTACTACAAATGATTTCTTCAAAGGAGAGTATTGTTGAACATTTGCATACTTTTGTAGTTGTGCAAAGTCTTTATCTGATGATACAATCATAATAGGTTCGTTCTTGCCAAACTCTTGTGTTTCTTCTACTAGAGTTGCAATGACATCATCTGCCTCACATTCATCTATCAATACAGTTTTATATGGAAAGTGTTCACTAATCTCCTGATAAACTTGAGAGGTAATTCTAAAGAGTTCATTCCAATCAACCTTATCTTTTTTACGACTGTCTCCACGTTTAAATTTATAATTAGGAAAGAAGTCTTTACGCCAATTCTTTCTACCATCACCACATATTACTATCTCGCCATAATTTTCTTTAAACTTAGTTCGATACATACGGATAGCATTTAGGATGAGATGACGAAACATATCTTCATTCATCTCATCTTTTTGTTGAATAACACTACCAATAGCTATTGCATTATAATCTATTAAAATCACTTAGTTCACTCCTAATATAATGATGGTATATTACCCATCTCAAAAACCTCTTCTTTATTATATAGATTTTTTATGATTCGTCAACTCTTTTTTTTCGCCATCTTTTCGACTGCAGCGTCATAGTCTTTTTGAGTTACAATACCTTCTGCCAATAGTCTTTCTCTATTTTTCATGTGTGCAGCCTGTGTATCCTCTTTAGACCCACCAAAGTAAGGAACACAGTGTCCTTCTTCGATCATGATGTCAGTAACCTTACGTCCATCAGGCACACGAAAGTCTCCAAGGATACGTCCAAACTTACCCTTCATGTCTTCACCATGCTTATCTTCTGTAGTGATTAACTTGCCACCATCTTTCATGAGTTCTTTCAGTCTAGCCTTTGCAGCCTCACCAAATAGATCTTCTACTCTATCAGATGTGCGTGACTCAGGCGTGTCGATGCCCATGATCCGTACTCGTTCATCTTTAAGACAAACACCAAAGCCTAAATCAATGTCAACATCAATCGTGTCTCCATCTAGAACCTTTATTACTACTACGTCATATTCGTTTTGCATTTATTCTTTCCCTAATATGTGTTTACGATGTATCTTTCCTCCAATAAATGCATTATAATACTCATCAGGCTTCAGGAGAACGTCTCTCTCTAGCTGATATTTCATTTCATAGTAAGAGCATAGCCCCTTTGTCTTGCAAAGCTTTAATATCTCTCTGTTGAAGTTATCCGCACCTTTAGTTTCTACTAACATTTTTACTTCGGTACTGCTACCGTAGTATTTACGCCAATCGCTCTCAGTGCGGCTCCTAACGGCTCTCTTGCGTGTTTTAGTGACAGGTAGCTTCTTTGGCTTCCAAAAGAACTTCTTGCCAATATACTTGATTCCAGTATCTAGTTCAGTGATTTCATATACAAATCCCTGATACTCTTCAGGTGTTTCTTCAAACACTTCACCGTTGTAATACCACATAAAAAAATAGCCCTGCTGTTGCAAGGCTATTTATACTAATCTACTACCACTTCGAATTCTATAGGAGAACCGCACATTGGACAATACTGTGGCAACTCTTCGCTATCTATAACCAACACTTGCGTTTCAGTCTCACAAGCTACACACTCTGCCCAATATTCTTCTTCCATGTTTTCTCCTATTATACACTTGCTACTATATAGCCTAGAAGGTTATTTCACATGCACCCCCTTGACATGCAATAGCTCCCATGGTATCGATCTCAGTAAACCGCTTTTCATCTAGTTCTGATGAGAAGTCTACCGACTGAATATTCTGTTGTACTTTCTCCCACTTGTGAAGTAAGAACACATCTTTCAGGCAATACTCAGTTTCCTTAAGATCCCCCATGAAGTAGTTATCAGCAAACTTGTTGAACCGTCTAATCCACTCAGCACGTAGGTCAGAGACTTCTCCTTGATACTCAGGTGGAGTTTGTGCAATCTGTGTTGCTTCCCACAGATCACGAAACCCTTGCTTACGAGTATCTACAATCAGACCTGATGCAAACAAAGCAGCCTTGCCATACTTAGCAACAATCTGATCTTCAGTCAACACTTCTGTCATAGGCGCTTGGGCAAAGTCTTTGTCGCCCATACCTGCTAAGAAACTAATACCTGCAAAGTTGTGACGATTTTCAAAAACATAGTCTTCCACTTCGTTCCACATATGAGGCAACACAGTTACAGTATTTGATACGTTGTGACGTGTCTTAGAGTTTGCACATAGCTCTACATTTGTACCTGCTTCTACCCAATTATTTTGGACTGCGCTTACCTTTTCTAGTAATGCTTTACCATACAACTCTTCACGATACAAAGATCCTTCAGGAGTGATGATTGGGAATGCCACACAATAGTCTGTGCCATTAGCAGACCATACAGACTCTTCAACCATGTATGGATTAGTTTTTGCCAACAACTGTCCTACCTCAGTTTCTTTGTTCAACTGAATGTGACGCAAGTAACGAGCACTATGCTCTGCATGAATACCAGAAGCAGTTTCTAATAGAACTGATGCATTACCTGATGGTTTTACACAAGTAGTACGTGCTGCAGGGTTGATGCCAATCAATGCCGCAACTTCTTTGTTGACTGACTTGACGATCTCTGCACCTTGACGTTGAGTTTCTTCATCAAACAGAACATCAGGATTGTTCATCCAACCAGTTACAGACACACCCAACAGTGCCTCACGCTCAAAGATACGCTTACTTGTTTCTGTTAGATATTTGAAGTCAGTGTAACCTGCTTGTAGTGTTCCTAAGATTGCTCCTGCACGACATGCCTTAAAGAACTCATCTTGGCTTGTACACTTACCACCATTGATCTCTGTTAGGTTACATCCCTGCCAACCTGATTCTCCATCAATCTGCGGATACATACCAATCTCAACACAAGGATTAGTCGTGATATCTCTGTCTTCGACAAAGAAAAATCCGGGCTCTCCGAACTCTTTGATCGAACCCATGATCTTTTTAAAGTCTTCTCTAGTGATTTCGGATCTGACGATAACTGCTGAATTATTGCTTCGGCCCCTTTGAGGGTTATCGATGAACCAGTTCCCTGTTTTGGCATTGATCATTTCCTCATCTTCAGGTGAGAATAAACAGATAGTCGCACTACGTCTTACGCCACCTGCAAGAACTGCGTCTGCAGCATGCATAGCAATATCATATACTTCGATAGGCTTAAGAGTATCACGCCCTGATAAAACGATATTCTGTAGGATATGTTCAATCTTATCTAGTGCTCTACGTAGTGGTTCAGGACCAGGGGCTTTGAATCCACCATTGATCATAGCACCTTTTGGACGTACTTGATTTAAATCAAAATATACTTTACGTCCTTCCATCTCAGGGAACTGTCCACCACCTACAAAGTATGATGACATAAGAGCACCTAGAGCATCAGCCCAACCCTCAACGGAATCTTCTACGATCCAACCTTTGGCTTGCTTCTTACGTTCAGATAGATTTGGTAAATTCTCCACATGATGCTTTTGTACAGAGAACCCTGCCCCTGCGCCACACAGAAGCACGTAGAATAGCTCTGAAAAGAAACGTGGTCTATCAGCATAGGTTGACGTACAGTTGTACATTCTCATCATATGCTTGCGTAACTGATCTCCACCAAACTGTAGAGCACGTTGAGCACCTAGTGCATACTTTAACTTATAAAGAGATTCTGCCTCATTGATCATCTGATTAAGTTCAGGGGTCATCTTGTCTTTGTAGTAATCTCTGTGCATGTTCATAACACGACTTACAGACTCATCCCAACTCTCATAGCGTTCTTTGGTGTCATCCCACCTACTGTATCCTTCATAAAATTTAGTTTCGGACATAAGACTTCTTGTGTCTCTATCCCTGTTGTTGTTGACAAGTTTGAGCATCTAGCACCTCTTTAAGTAAATAGTTGTTAATACCGCTAGTCCGTATAACTAGCAGTCTAATGTTGTTTTTTCTAATTGGTGTATTATATAGTAAAAGTAATAATCTTGCAACTACATATTGTAATAAAAAATATTATTTTTATGTGTAGTCGTGTACATAGTAAGGTGTAAATCGTTCCGTGTTTGCTTTCAATCTTACTTTGTTCTTAATAAAGTTTTTAATAATGTCTGCTTGATAATAGTGAGCATCTTGTTGAAAATGAAAGTTATCGTTACATTTAACAAATCCTTCATTTTCTAAATGCGCATACATTCCAGATTTGGTAAAATTACTGATAAGGAAATCGTCAGTATCTATGACTTGGAACGTTGGATCAGGACTAAACTTTTCGGGTATAGTGTAGTAATTTATAATCACTAAAGGAATATTCATACTTTTACATTCTAATTGAATCAGTCTTAAGTAATGTGCTGTCTCAAATGTTTGATGTGTTTCAGTCCAATCCCCAATATATGGTTCTCTTGTCTTATACTCTGGTGCTATATCTGAATGAATACGATATGTTTTATTTAAAACTGTATCAGCATACCCTTGCCCTCGTAATTTTTTAAGAATACTAAACATCATGATCTTTATATACTGTCCATCATAGTCTTCTAGTTGAGATACTAAATCATTAATGTGAAAATTTAAAGCAAAAGTTGATTTAGGAGTAGCTGCCCTAAAATTATCTGTTAGCTGTACTATGATTATGTCATCAGGACTTGATTTACATTTCCCAAGTCTTCTCCAATTTAAAGCTATTGCCATTTGTTTTAGTATTGTAGTATTGTCTTTTCCTGAAGTCGAAAAGTCGAAAAGTTCAGTATTTAAATCTTTTGCTAATATACTAGGATATGAGTCTTTAATTCTTGCAACTATTCTTTGGCCGTTTTTAGGTCCACCAAATTCATCACGTCCTTCGGGTAAGAACTCCCCACCTTCACCCCAAGTAAAACTACAACCGTTTACATATATCATCCGAATACCTTTGTTTTATACTTACTTTCAAATAATCTACCATCATAAAAATTATTACAAATAGGCATACCCTTCACATTAAGAGATGTGTTCAGTAACATAGGAACTTTAGTTAAACTGTAAAACTCTTCTAAAATGGGTCTTATTATGGACTCTGAATCTTTTTTTACTATTTGCACTCTTGATGTTCTGTCAACATGCATGACAGATTTGTAGTCATGTTTTGCCACACTTGAGTACTGCATATATTCGTTCATTGGACCCTCAAAGTATTCTTTAGCATATTCTTCTAATATAGCAGGAGCAAAAGGTCTAAATTTTTCTCTCTGCTTTATTTTGTTAACAGTGTCTTTTACATCATATATAGGATTAGCTAAAAGACTTCTATTGCCTAGTGCTCTAGGTCCAAACTCAGCTTTACCATGTATAACTCCTGCTATTTTGTTTTCTTGTAAATATTTTGCAACTTCTTTTGGATTTACATCAATCCAATTTTCAAGTCCTAGATATGTATTTTTCCAGTTAATTCTATCCATTCCCGTTTCAAGACAATATGATCTTGCAGCAGCACCTAAGGCAGATCCCCCATCAGTAGAATTTACTGCAACCCACATATCATCAAACAAACTTCTTATTTTAGAATTTGCAACAATATTTTGAGCAACACCCCCGCTATAACAAAGTTTACTTCCATACTTTCTCGCCTTTTGAGCTAATTTAAATATCTCCTGTTCAGCCCATTTTTGTACAGTTCCTGCCAACTCCTCTTTATTTAAACTATGAAGATATACTAAAAAGTCGTTGTATGATAAATTATCTGTGAAGAAACAATTTACTGCTTCCTCAAATTCGGACAATAGAATATTCTCTGAAAAAGCTGACATTCCCATCACAATGTATTCTTCTTCTAAAGGTTTGTATCCTAAAGCTTTAGTACAGAGCGCATATACAACTCCTATAGATTTAGGATATGTCTCCTCATATAAAAGATTGAAATTGCTGTCTTGTATAGTAGCAGACTGCCACTCGCCATAACCATCTATAGTTAGGCATACAGTGTCTTCAGACGAACTCCACGGTCTTGTATAAAATGCAGCAGCAGCGTGACTTTCGTGATGAAGATAGCTTTTATCAAAACTAAATCTAGAATAGCTAGTGGCAACTCTGTCTTTAAAGTGTCTAGCTTTGTCCAATGCAGCTTTATTACTAGGAAGATTACTTGCTATCTTTTCTGAATATTTGTTTCTTAATTTAATATCTTCATAAAAAGAAATGTGATCGTTTACACTGACCATACTATTAAGAGTGTTGTGCAAAATAGGATCATTTTTACGTTTACTATATCTTTCACTTTCAGAAGCAAACGATATATTTCCGTCTTCTTCCACAAACGCAATAGCTGCATTGTGGAAGTTCTCACTTATACCACAGTATCTCATTATTCAGTTGATGGTTCCTGCACAGGTTCTTCTGCTAAAGCATCTTCGTAGTATCCAATGATAGCTTGAGTGTCTTTGATATACCTACGCATCTCAGCAATACCAAGTGCTAGGTTTTCATATCCTTTTGGAGTAATAGCAAAGAAAACTACATTACCAGTTTTTTGTTCTAGCTCTGCTAGTTTTTCTTCTAGGTTATCTTCTGTGACAACATACCAATCGACAGGTGGAAACTGTACCGCTTTTGGTCTTTCTTGAATAGGAATGTTTTGTTTGGCGTATTCAGTCTGAAGAACAACTTCAGCTTCAGGTGCTCTACTGCCCAGACACCCCATCAGCAGGAGCGGCATCATCAGAAGGAGGGGTAGTTTCACTTTCGATACGTCCAATAAGTTTGCTGACTGCATTGTCAACTCTGTCTTCAAGTCCTTGTGCATTTGTTAATGCCTCCATAGTCAAATCGATTTTAGCAAACACACCTCTAAGCTTGTCAAGGTGTTGTTGCGATTGCTGTAGTCTCTTGGTCAAATCTTTATTTAGTTGTTCATTTTTCTTTTGATCTGCCTGTATTCTCTCTACAGTTGCCTGTAAAGTTTCTGCAGCAGATTTAAGCTTTACGTTGTTCTCTCTGAGAGTTGATATGGTTTGTTCTGACCATAAGTAATAGTTGTAGGCACCATAACCCACACCACTCAACAACCCCATAACAATAATAATTAAATATAACTTAGCCATTTTGATATACATGCTGCCTAAACTGTTTTAGCAGTCTAGGAGTTTTATCCTTTTTACGTCTACGATCTGTCACATTTATTGGCAGACCTATTTTGCGTCTCAGTATATTCATAGGCAATCTAGCCCTTGGACCCATGTTCTTGGTGTCCTGTGGAATACCTGCATCTGCAGTTGTCATTGCTTCTTCTTTCATCGTGCTAGTTCTCCCACCGACACGTAAATACTTTTGTTGGTTCTCATATGAGTAACCTCGTATATATTTATACCAAAGATTTCTCCTACAGGATAACAGTCATTACTAACTCTAACCTTATCTCTAGCGTTGACCATTTCATCCATTGTATCATTGATTAGTTTACTAGTCAAGACTTTATATGAACCGGGCGATAGTCTATTATCTTCCAATACAAACCATTCACTGTGCTCTGTCAAAAAGTCTGTCTCATCTATGTTAAGAACATCTAAAGCTTCTATGATCTTACCCTGAGGCATACTAAACTTTTCTTTGAGAAGAAATAGTGCAGCCGCATATGAAGCAAGCTTACTACCACCCCCTGGTGCCTTTGCCATAATCTTTTTTATATTGAAGACAAGTCTATGAAACGGTGTGTAGTAGTTGCGATAGTTATCTCTATCTTCCATGCTGTCAAGAGTAAAAGACTTTTGCCTCTTACCGTCCTTGTCAATGATGCCTAACTTAAACGCTTCTGTATCTTCGAATGATGTAGTAAGCAATCGTAAAAACCTGAAGGTGTATACCAGATCACCTGCTCTTTTGATGATACCCATTATATTTCCCTCAGTCTTTCTATTACTGTTTTATCCATCTCTATCTCAGTGTATTCTTCATTTCTTATATGCCTTAAGAATATTAAAAAAGGCTTTATTGCAGACCAATATTTATTTTCCATATGATACTCTAGCATTTTCAAAGATGGTTTAATATCAAACACATTAAATATGACTATCAAGTGGTTTAAGATGAGTCTTTCTGATAACTCACCTGTATTGTGATAACGATTTAATAGACGCTTTAAGTATACGAATCTTTTAAGATCATCATAAAACTCATCAGCGTCTATTACATTTGGTTTATAATAATGTTTAGCGGCATACAGTAATACATTATTATCGTCTAGTGTTTCAAATAATTTCATTGTTGATCCAAATAAAAACCCTTGTTGATTTTATTTAGACATCAAATCTTTCATCTGTTCAATTAAAGTAGCTTTTGACTTGCGGCGATCTAACTCAACACCATGTTCACGCCCTAGAAGTTCTAACTCTAGTTTAGTCATTGCTTGTAGATCTTCTTCATCAGTGTGATCATAAGACATTGCATCTTTAGATACAGCCGCAAATCTTGCCATTTCTGCTTGAATTTTTCCTCTGGCATTCATATCCATAATAGCTTCTTGGATATCTTCTTCTGCAGTAGTTTCAATACTAACTTCAGTACCATACCACTCATCTACTTGCGCCTGAGTAAATCTAGAGGAAACCATTAGCTCCCCCTTAGGACTTACCCAACCTTTTGCAGCCATAGGAACTGCGTCACTACACCATTTTGGAGCTTTAATCATCTATTTTCCTTTCATTGGGGTTGCGGAAGGGATTACCTTCTTGTCACCTTTCATATTATCAGCAGGACGTGCTTTGGCACTTGGTCCAACTCTACCTGCTTTGCTTGCATCTTCATGACCTTTTTCGTCATCATTGTTAATCTCTTTTGGTTGATTAACCATATCCATGGCACCCTTAGAAGACTTAGAATTGTCCATCATTCCTTCAGGTTTTGTAGCACCTTTGTAATGCTTTTCTCTTTCTTCAAGAATACGTGCGTATACAGGTGGTAGAACAGATTCGCTTGTACCCTTATAACTATCAGCATGCCTTTGTAGTGCTGCATGGAACATTCTACCTGTAGAACCTGGTGCTGATTTACTTTTCTTATATTTTAATTCTTTAGCCTTATCGTGCATTGCGCTTGCCGATGATGCCGGCAACGCATGGAAGTCTTTATTGTGTGCATTGTGTTTTTTTAAGAATTCTTTTGCATCGTAAGGAGACATGTGCTTTTTCAAGCTTTCCTCTAGTTCAACTTCTTCAGTATTCATACGCTTTGCTTTAGTACCCATATTTCTCGCTTGTTTTGATGAATCATTAGCAGCCATAGTTGCATGGTATGCAGTGTGCATATGCTTTGCTGTTTTTTGAATAGAACCATCATTATCTGCACCTGAACTAGAATGAGAAGAATCACGGTGTGCTTCTGCTGCATTTCTATGCAATCTAGCGGCTTTACTATGCAAGCTGCGGATCTTGAAACTAGAAGATTTTTCACTTGCCTTTGTATGAGCATCCGCAACATTATCGTGATGAGAAGCAGTTTTATCATGAGCATCTGCTTGACTACTCGTTACAGTATGTCTCTTAGTACCGCCACCTCCGATGCTATTTGTGTCTCTAGAATCACTGTTAGAATACTTTTTAGTATGACTCGGTGGCTTTACTGTTTGGTGTGTAAGATCTTCATCAAGATCAACAGATTCAGTATTCATTGTTTCAGCGTCAGCCTTCTTATCTTTATCCTTCTTAGGATTCATAATGATTTCTTCTTCATTCTTTTCTTCTTTAGGAATATCAAAAGGAGCTTTCTTCAAAGTGACAGCTTTCTTACCCTTCTCAGAAGGTGCAGCAGCCTTTGCTAACTTCTTGGCAAGTGCAGCTTTACTACTTTCTTCGACTTCTTCTCTTGTGCCACATGTTTGAGCATATAGTTTCTCAACAGTTGCCATTTCCATGTGCTTATATTTTGCCATGATAGCTTTTTTGCCGTAACCTTCATCATGCATTTTCTTCATTTCTTTACAGACAGATTCATATGCTTCATTTACTTCTTCTTTAAATGCACCTTTTTTATGAGCAAGGTTGATCTTATCTAAACGCTTACCAATCTTAGGATCTGATTCGTCACCTTTGCCAGCTGGACGATTTGATCTTCTTTTTTGTACATCGTTATCAGCACTCATCGCATATCTTGTAAGAGTTTTATTTGAAAGCTCATTCATTTCGTCATCCTTCATAGCTTTCTTAACAGCTTTTCTACGATTGTGCAGATATTTATCAGACTTATCTACATCACCATCGTTATCGATATCTGCATCAGCTTGCCCTACAGGGTCTAGTTTCTTTTTTTCGTTGACTTCTGCATACGCCTCAATCAACTTTGATATTACATTGCCCATTTGTTTCTCCTTAAACCATAAGTTGAGCGGCGATTGATCCTGCAATAGCAATTAGTACTACCCAGAACAGTTTGTTTATAGTATGAACTGTACGTGCATTATCGTCTACAGTTTTTTCAATTCTATCTAGCTTCTCAGAGAACTTGTTCATACGTTCCCATGAGTTTTGCCTATAATCATTATAAGCATCCATCTTTTCTTCGAACCTAGCAAGAGTGACAAGTACTTCACCCATTTTATCTAGTTTTTCTTCGATACGATCTAATCTTTTGCCTGTTGTCTCTGCCATTTTTATTTTACCACTTAACCTTGTCAGCCCAATAAGCAGCAGACATTTTACCTTTTGCAATATTCTTAGCATGTCTAGCCTTAAATGATTTGCGCTTCTTTTTCATCTTGTCAGACTCACCTGCCTTCGGATCTCCTGCAGTGCTTGCACCTTGCTCACCAAAACGGATTGTCTTTACTTGCCCACCTGATTTAGCCACAACAATATGCGACTTAGTAGGATGACTTGGTGTACCTTTAGGTTTATTGAACCCCGATACACCTGCACGTGCAAGTCTAGGATCTTTTTCTTCTAAGAATGTCTTAAATGTTTTCATACCCTAGCTCACATACATGTTTAGTTCGTAGCCTTTATTATCCATGTTGTACACTTGGATATGCAGCTTTTTCTTCACAGGTTTACCGTTCTTAGATAGACCTAAGTTATAAGAGTTTGTTTTGCCTGATGATGGTTTTCTTGGACCCATTGCAACCTTGTTGTCGATATCATCCTTGTCAACCTCAAAGCCTTTTTTCTCAGCTTCATCGTAAGCATGCTGTAATGCTGCAGACATTGTTTTGTGCATAATCTTATA